ATGCGCAAACTCAAGCAACTTGTCTGGAGCTATCAGTTGGACATAGCACAGCAGGTGTTTAGTCTGAAGGCACCCCCGTATCAGTTCACTCTGATCCGGTGGGGTCACAGGCCAGACATCAACACATCACCAACGAGAGAGGTGCTGTACGAAGGGCACGACTACTACGCCGTGCTCGGATTCGTTACTTTGCTGTTAACAGCAGAGGAAGATAAACAACACATGAGGAGCTAACAATGTTAGGAGCAAGACATGGGGTATAGGAGCGCGATAACTGCGGTGTTCTACACCAACAAGAAAGACGAGTGGCCTCTTATGAAGCTGTTCGTCGAAGAAAACTTTCCGAAGGACTTAGCTGACTGCCTAGAACAGGAGTGGGAGGAGCCACGGGGCAGGTGGGGGTTCGTGTTTCGTGTGGACGACTACAAGTGGTACGAGAGTTACCCCGAAGTGCAGGCGTTCAACGAGTTCGAGGAGAGGTTCACAAGTATGGAGAAGTGCGTAGACGGTACGTGGGCTTGCGAGTTCGCACGTATCGGGGAAGAGACCGACGACATTGAGGAAAGAAATTCAAACCATGCCGACTACATCCTCAGAGTCGTTCGTCATATCGAAATTGAGTTTTAAACAAGGAGCTAACAATGTTAGAGGAACGCAAAGTTCAGAAGGCCAAGATCACCCTGATGCGACATCCCAAGTTCGCATTGCTGCAAGGCATCTTGATGGTGGGCAAGACGAAGGTAGCCGACGATGTGCCGACTGCATGTACCAACGGTCGTGACGAGACCTATGGCCGTGAGTTTGTGCGCAAGCTGCGCGACCCCGAGCTTGCCTTTGTGATTGCACACGAGGCAGGGCACAAGATGTACCGCCACATGACTACGTGGGCGAAGTTACACGCCGAAGATGCGCACTTAACCAATCAGGCTTGTGACTACGTTATTAACCTGATGCTCAAGGACCTCGACCCGAGCGAGAACGTCATCGCCATGCCTATGTACAGGGATGGGCCACACGCTGGCAAGAAGATGGGCTTGATCGACGAGAGGTTCCGTGGCATGAACACCAAGCAGGTGTACGACATTCTCAAGCAAGAGCAGAAGGATGCCGGAGGCGACGGCGACGGTGACGGCGAAGGCAGTGGTGGGGGCAACGGTGGCGGCGGTATCGACGACCACGACTGGGATGGGGCCAAGGAACTTACCGACGAGCAGAAGAAGGAGCTGGCGCGTGACATCGACCAAGCGATACGGCAGGGGTTGATGGCACACCAGAAGATCAACGGCAAGGGTGCGGGTGGACTCGACCGCGAGTTGCAAGACTTGATGGAGCCCAAGGTCAACTGGCGCGAGGAGCTGCGTGAGTATGTGAAAGCAGTGTGCCGAGCCAAGGACACATCGAGCTGGCGCAGGGTCAACCGGCGCTTCCTGTCCACAGGTATCTACATGCCATCAATGGTGGGTGAGAAGGTGGGCCACATCGTTGTGGGTATCGACACATCGGGTTCGATCGGTGGGCCTGAGCTTGCGGAGTTTCTGTCCGAGGTCAAGGGTATCGCGGAAGAAGTAAACCCCGAGAAGGTTGACTTGATCTATTGGGACAGCGAAGTGGCGGCGCACGAGGAGTATGCCGACGCCGAGGTATCTAACATTGTTAGCTCTACCAAACCCAAGGGTGGCGGGGGCACAAGCCCAAGCTGCATGTCTGAGTATCTGAAGGAGAAGAAGATTGTCCCTGAGTGCATCATCATGCTTACAGACGGCTATGTCGGCAATGACTGGGGCAGTGACTGGACTGCTCCGGTCATGTGGGCTATCACGGGCGGCAACACAAGTGTCGCTTCAAACGGCAAAACAATTCACATCAAAAACTGAGGAGAGCAACATGATTGTGGTTGACATAGGTTGGAAGAAGCTGGTCATGACCAAGGAAGCAGCATTCCAGTTGGCCTCGGCACTTGAGAGTGCTGAGATATACGAACGCAAGTGGGTGAGCGAAGAAGATCGCGCAGAGAAAGGAGTTGACCACACGTTCCATGTATATGCAAACGATCAGCCGTTCGGCATGGAGATTATGAGCGACGACTTGTATCGCATGGCGAAGCTGGCTGGCAAGCCAGAGAAAAAATAATGGGAACGGTCATTCTTTGTGGCCGAGTAACAATGTTAGGAGAAACCAAATGAGTATCAGTGCATCAGCAGTGTTAGTTGAGTTGAACATCAGTGTGTGGCCTGCGTCGAAGATCGACCGAGAGGTTACGGACAAAGTGAATGCAGACGCATCGGCAGTGGCCGGGGCATCGCAGACCAAGAAAAATCTGTTTGCAGGTACGAGCCTGCGCAAAGACATCGAGAAGTTCGCGGCTCGCGTTCGGCTCTACCACAACCAGCACACCCTACCGTGGGCAGACAAAGGCGAGCGCATGCTGCCGACCAAGTTGTTCATGGAATACAAGCAGACCATGAATGACTACGAGCGTACGTTCGACATGATGTGCCACAACTTCTTTGTCGAGTACCCACGACTGGTGGGCGAGGCGCACAACAATCTTGGCACGATGTACAAGGCCGAGGACTACCCAGACTTGGAGACAGTCAAAGCCAAGTTCGGGTTTCGCCGAGCAGTGAACCCCATGCCCGAGTCAGGTGACTTCCGCTTGGACATACCTGCGGATGACTTGGCAGAGATGCGCGACGAGTTCGAGGACAAGTTCAAGGAGCGACTGGCTGACGCAGTGCGCGAGCCGTGGAACCGACTGCACACCATGCTGACAACCATGTCGGAGAAGCTGACAGACGTTGAAGGCGACGACGCCAAGAAGCGTTACCACGACTCACTTATCAGTAACCCTTTGGAGCTATGCGGGCTGCTGACAAAGCTGAACGTGACCAACAACCCCCTGCTCGAAGAAGCTCGCAGACAGTTAGAGCTAACAATGTTAGGGGCAAACATTGAAGTCATCAAGGAAAGCAGCGATGCACGAAGCGAGCTGAAGTCCAAGGTGGACAACATCCTCAAGAAGTTTGAATGGTAAGGAGAACACAATGATATTCAACACACGCGACATGCCCAACGTATCGTTCGAGCCCCAAACACTGGACCGGATCAACCAACGGTATCCCAATTGGGGCGGCGATTTCAAGTTCAGATCGACCATGATGGGCGAGCTGTTCAAAACAATCTACTTGGCCAACCCGACATGGCGGTTTCAGTTCGAGAACCTTGTCTACAACGACACCAGCGCAGTTACGCCCAAGACAGTCCACGTCAGTTGCGAGGGTGAGAAGCTGGGGTACATAGAGGCGGATTATTTCCGTGGTAACCACGGCGTGGCTATAGCCAACCACCGCATAAACAAAGAGGTCATGCGAACGAGCAATGACAAGCGTGCGCTCGGTGCCATCAAGAAGTACTTTGTTAAGCGCAACGTCAACGAGCGACTTGAGAAAGCGCAAACTGATGCAAAGCAAGCAATCGACTCCGCTGTGAGCAGATCAAGCCACGCCATACAGGGGGTCAAGTACAAGCTAGAGACTGCATCCCTTGTGTTTGTTATGGACCACGCTCGCGAAGCGTTCGAGGAGTTCTCCAAGGTGCATGCGCCAGCCAACCTAACAATGTTAGAGAAGTACGACAAGGAGATTTTGGATGCAGACACTATCGAGGAAGTGCGAAGCAAGTACGGTGCAGGTAACGCCGCGCTTGTAGTGTTGGATCAGGGTAAGTACATAGTTAAAACAGGTGACAACGTACAACTGTTTGATGATAATGACCTCCCCGAACAAATACGGGGCCGACTGGGTTTGCTGAAGCTGGTCGAGTACAGGCAGATGGTGACGAATGCTGGCTGCAGAATAAGCGGCGAAGTGTTTGTTGTTGTGTTAGACGAAGAAGGAGCAAGCGAATGAAGACGACTATCCCGTGGATACCCGTGACCCACCCCGACTTCAAATGGAGTAGCGGGTCGGACGTGCAAGCACTGTGGCGCAAGTATGGGTGGAGTCCACCCAGCGAGAAGATCACACCCCCACCTGTGGTGAACAAAGAACCCGCATGGATCAACCCACTGCGGCGGCTTAAATGAAAGCCATCTTAGAGTTCAACTACCCCGAAGACACTGACAAATGCCGACGAGCGATCCACGCAGACGAGGCGTTTGACATGCTGCTGACGGTCAGGCAGTTTGCCGAGGTGCGCTACCAGAACAAGGCCGACATGGAGAGAGTTCTGCGGGACATCCACGATCGCGTTGTGTATGCACTAGAAACAACAGGAGAAATATGAACAACGAAGATATTTTTGATGCAGACGGCAAAGCCTTGGAAGCTGCCCTCAACCTGATCGAGGTCATCATGAAGACCGACCCCGGCGTGTATGACGAGATTGCACTGCCCGTCATCGGGTTGTTGAAAGAACGCTTGGCGAGTTCATGGAGGGGCGAATGACCGACTGCAAACACCGTTGGGAGCCCATCACTGGGTCGGGTATGTACAAGTGCGCCCGATGCGGCGCTTTTATGAGGATCATCAAATGAGCAATACAAACACAGGTGGGCCAGCGTTTCCGTCAGGTCTGATTGACCCGTTAACCCCAGAAGATGCAGTGCAGTCGTTACACAACGGCATGACCCTGCGCGACTACTTTGCAGGTCAAGCCCTTGCTTCTGTTAACTTGGGCATCGGAGTAACAGACGACTTCTATTCTCGGACTGCAAAGCACTGCTATGCACTCGCTGATGCCATGCTGAAAGCGAGGGAGGCATGAACGAAGACGAAGACAAACCAACCCCGGCTGACGGGCAGTTGATCTGGATACTGTGGGCCTTCATCGTGTTGATGCTGGGCCTGTTGACATTGAGGAGCTGTTTATGAACCTTGCAAATAACTACGTCGCCGTGGGCGCATCACATGAGAAAGACTGCGTGCCTTGCGTAGTCGTGACGACGAGTAGCGGCGTTTTTATCCAACTGCCGGAGGACGCGGCACGCAAGTTGGCTGATGACATTTTGCGTAATGCCAACTACCTGTGGCCGATGGGTGAGGAGAACACATGACCAAAGACGAAGCACTGAAGCTGGCGCTGGATGATCTGATTGCGGAATACCACATGGAGACATCATCGTTTGCAAAGCGGGTGGATGAGATATTCAAGCAAGCCCTTGCAGCACCTGTGCAAGAGCCTGTGGCGTTTGAAGTTGGCCTTGTCGAATGGGTCGGCAACAAGCTGATGGCTACACCGAAAGTCACAACCACCCCACCCGCATCATGGATGGAAATGGTCACGGCAAATCTTGTCCGTGAAGGCGTCAACAAGCACAAGGCCCGTGAACTGGCAGAGCACTTTTACAACCAAAATTAAGGAGAACACATGAGAACAATGACTGAACTGGCCCGTGAGGCTGGCGTTTCAATTCGCGGCCACTACGACGAGACAGGTTCAACCCCACAAGAACTCAAAGCCTTTGTCGCCCTTGTCCGTGCTGATGAGCGTGAGGCGTGTGCAAAGGTGTGTGATGGCTTACCCACTCCTGAGCGCATGTCACTAGATAACGAATCTTTGTGGGAGGCAGCTACTTTGGACTGCGCCGAAGCCATCCGAAACAGGGGAAACACATGACTGACGAAGAATTTCTGGACGCCGTTGAGGCAAAGGTACTGTTGGCAATGCTGCAGGGGTGCGCGATGGACGACCACCTCGGGCGTAAAGTATTTGACCCGGCCCCTTGGGTGGTGACACTCAGGGCAGACCAAATGAGCCGATTGATTGATATGGCAAGGAGCAAAAGCGCGTAATGGGAACAACCAACACAGGCATGCATGTCATCAAGGCGCTGGAAGCGTTCGCGGAGTTCAAGCGCATAACTGCGCAGGAGTTTGCCGACTACGCCGACATCGGACGCTACGATGCACATGCTGTGCTCAACCGCATGAACAAGCGCACCAAGGCTGGCGAGAAGCGCATCCACGTTGCCGACTGGACCTACGAGCACGATGATGCGCGGCGCTACCCACGGGCGGTGTTCATGCTTGGAGACAAGGAAGATAAGAAGAAGCCCAAGCCCGATATCCGGGAGAACCGCAAGCGCAGTGAACACAAGCGCAACAAAACATTCCGTATGAACAGCGTGTTCAACATGGGCTTAAACCGTGACGCTGTTCGGCAGGTACGCAAGAACCTCAACCAAGGTCAGACATGATCGACACCATTGCAATCACGCGATACGACCCCGCACTAAACTGTTTCGTTTTGAAAGGCACCATGAAAAAACAAACCTGCAACTGCCACCCCAACTCCCCCTTCCACTGGGCGCACAACAAGCAACCGAGCATCTTCATGCAAGACGCCGCGTTCAGAGCTAAGGGTACTGCGGCAAGCACAGATTACAAGGCGTTCGGTATCTACAGCCGAGCCACGCCGCACATCAAACCACAACTCAACAAACATGAAATATGAAATGCCCCATTTGCGGCGTATGGACACGCACACTGGAGACAAGAACCAATGAAGACACCAATGAAATCTGGCGCAGAAAAGAATGCGGCAACACCCACACATTCATCACGCTTGAACAAGTCACAGCGGGAACAACTC